AAATACAGGCTCAACAGGGCCCAAAGCTACACCACTTGAAAAGAATGAGTCATCATGGTCATCAATAATACAAGCACTTTGAAAAGTGAAGTCACCCATGACTCGCCCGCCCTCGAGGGAAATAGAGAGCGAGGATAGTTTACACCCAAAGGCATAAGATCTAAAATTGACCCCATCGACTCTAAAACAGACAGATGTATCTACAGATCCACTTGCTAGACCAGTGGGCAAGTAAAACGTATCCATGGGGTAAATAGTTGAGGGGCCCGCACTAAAAGAAGGTGATACACCAATATCTGTGCCAGCCCCTGCCCTATCATTGGAAGTAAGAGCACTATACTCAGCACGCCCATTTATAATAGATGAGATAAGCCCGCCTACTTGCCAGTTATTCTCATTTGTGGGTGTGATTTGATTACCACTTGTAGACGTAACAGAGTCACTAGTAGTTTCACCATGAGCAATACGCTTTAAGCCAGCTCTTAAAAGTAGCCCTATGCCAGTTGATGTATAAGCCCCTGTGCCAGTGGTAAAGTCAATTCTTACACTTACCTCGCCTGTTTTTCTTTGAACTCGAGTTGACCCACTCCATACAGTATCAAGCTCGGGTTGATAACCGTAAGGGCCATCTGTGAGATCGGGCCTCTCTGTGACTGGGGCCTCTCCAAAGATCACAACGGGGTCACGCTCTGCTGGTAAAGAAACAAAGCTTAAACCAGATGGGCTCGGTAAACCTGTGCTTGAATCGAGTGAGCCAAATGTACCCCCCTCATCTGCAATTGATATAGATCTATGTGTTGTAGTCATTTATTTACTCCTCAAGATATAAAAGATCAAAGTCTATAGTTAATAAGTGGGCTCTCACCTCACCTATCTCATTTGTGATTTCCTGCAATTGGGCAGGGTTTACAACTAGGCTTATAATTCCTGTTGTATTACTATTATAATCGGGTTGCTTCAAAGTCTCAATGATTTGTGATGTATCCTCAATTGCCATTCTTTCCATATACCCAGAGTCTTGAGGTGTGCCATAAAAAACCCTTAAGGTGAGGCCTGCCCTTTTTCTAGTTGAGATGCCTAGCATCCCATCATCTTGAGGCATTGAGAGAGGTATAATATCAAAGAGCCTCATAGTGTGGTAATGTTGCTCAATCATTTGAGTGAGCCCCGCCCCATCTCTTACCCTAATAAAACCATGATGAATATCTGTTTTAGGTGTGAGGGCCTCAACTCTAGTAATTAACAAGTCTAGGCTTTCTCTGATTCCTTTGCTCATGTTCTTAGATTCCTTTTCATGTCAAGGGCAGAGGCCTTTACTATTATATTAGTTTCTTTTTTTGTTAAACCTAAAAAGGGCCTTTTCTTATTTACATAATACCCATAAGGCCTGCCTTGACTAGCTAAACCGATTTTATAAGACGTGGCAGTTGAGGATAAAACTTTTATACTATTCATCAATACACCGCTTAAGGTTAAATCAACCTCAGCAGTTTGAATATTTCCCAGCCTAGACTTTTGCTTATATTCTTTATACCCCCCAGCAAAATACATACTTTTACCTGTTGAGGAAACCCGCCCGCCTTTCGGCTTGAGCCTTGCCCCTCGAGTGGCTACATAGATAGGCTTTTTAGAATACTTCTTAAATGCTTTACCTTTGGAGCTCACCCCTTTCATTGTTCTCATCTTAATCAGTGCAATGGTATTTAAAGCATTTACTTGATTGTTTTGAGCAGTCCAAATTACAGGTAAAACAAGCCTAGGATTTATTTTAATTTCAAAAGACATTTATTGATCCTTTCTAAATAGGAAGTCACTTCCTATTTAAAATCTCATACCTCTTTTAATTTGGAAAGTTTGCTCATAATCGGTTTCAACTCTGTTTTTAAAGTTTGCTCTAAAATCAGATTTCACCCCGCTTACACGCTGATCTAGCTCACCATCATCAATAATGCCATCTTTGTCACGATCAAGGGCCACTGATCTCAATGTAAGCTCATATAGATCAAGAGCCCTTTGCCTCATTGCCAGAGCCTCCTCAAATCTATTTTGACCCTCGAGTATATAAGAGGCACTTAAATAAGCATGGCAGTTTGAGAAGGAATCAGCATTAAACACCTCATCTTCTGTAAGAGATTGATGAAGTAAACTATCTCTAATCATTAAAATAAGCTCTTCATTAGCTCTAAAGATTTGAGGCTTAAAATCTCTTTGTCTTCTTGGTATTGAATCAGCAAACTGAGGAAATAAGTTTACTAAATCATCATGATCAAGATTTGTATTAAAGGGGCGGGGGCACACTTTAAGGTAACCTTTAGCCACCTTCTCTCTAGTCTCACCCCCTACCTCTTGATTATAATCAATTAAAAAAGAGTAAGTGCCATTTGTATTAGTAACATCTAGAGGTAGCTCTTTTGTCCACTGACTAAATTCAAGATTTGCATTACTGCTTAAATCCACTTCTCTGGGTAAAGGATCTGCTAAGATTGCCACGGTGCCAGAGATCCTAACAACTTGAACATTAAAAACTTGATCACTTGAAGTAATCAAAAAGGCTTGCCCTTGATTATCTTTAAGCCCGCTTGCTTGGTTGTCTATGGTAAGTGTTCTACGATCATTTGAGATTGCTGTCACAGTAGCATCTGATCTACTTTGATCCATTGCATAGGTATAAGAAGATGAGGGCTTACTTATTTTAATATTAGGCACACCGCTTAAGGGGTGGGGGGCATTCCATTGAAATAAATACACTTGATTTAAAATTGCTTTTCTCATTTCTTTGCCCCACTATTTGCTTTTTGTATATCTGATGATTTTGCTCTTTTCATACCAGAGGCCTCAACTAATCCTTGAGATACTGGTGAAAAAGAGTGCCTACAGTTATAGCCCCCCCCACTTCTTAAAGGAGACCCTAGACCGCTTCTATTATTTAATTTATTAATTTGGGTTTTACTTAAAACTTTATTAACTAAAGGAATGCAGAAAGCTCTGGTAAGCCCATCAAGAGGGCCACTATAAAAAAACAGGTTTAGACCTGCCTTTTCCCCCGCATCTGCTGTAATTTGCCTGCCCATGATTCCTAGGTTTGTTCTTACTTCTGTAAGTTGTCTACCAGTTGATCTTTTGAGCTGTTGAGATAAAGAATCAATAGTTGAGTCTTTATCATCTGTAAATACAAGATTGTTTAAAGCAAATCTTAAAGCTTTACTTGTATCTGGTATAATCACATCTTCAAAAACTGCCCTAATCGTTCTATTCTGAATAGGTAAAATAGAGGGTAAGCTTTGAAGTGTAAAAGATGGATCTGATTCTTTGATTACTCTTAATATAGCATCTAAAATATCATCCTGTGAAGATGTGAAGCCCTCGAGAGCCACACCTAGACCATTGTCAAGAATGAAGCTAGCGAGCTCCTCTTGAGATATATCTAAAAGAGCAGGGCTTACACCTGTAAAATATGCTCTTTCAACAGCATCAATAAGGGCTTGATTAGCAATTGATAAGGAGCGCCTCATTGATGCCACTGCTGAGGCCTCTGCCTTGATTTGGTCACGCCTTGCAAGTAAGAGGCCCTTTAAAGGCTTTGGGGATTGTTTAGCCTGTGCTGTGAGATCCTTAATAGCGATCTCATCACCTTTGCCCTCTTCTGAGAGAGTTTTATGATGGGTGGCCCCACAGGATAAACAATGCATTTCTTAGTTTACGACTTCACGCAAAAGGTAACCAAATGAGGGCTTGATTACTTTATTTACATATTCATTCTCAACCCATACATTTTGACGTACCATATCTGGTGACTTATACTCACCAGATTTAATACCCTCAATCTCAAGAGTTAAAACAGAGGCGGGTGAAGTTTGCACAGAACCGCTGTTACCTACAACAGCACCATCTGGGCTTTTAAGAACACCTAGCCATAAGCGGTCTGTATTCCAAATGTCACCAGTGGTTTGAGCTTGCAATGGGTTTGCTGTGTTATTGCGAGCTTTCCCTACTTTAATATCTTTAAAACCAAAAATGCTCTTAATGATATTAATTACCTCTGCTTGAGGTAAGATACGGTTACCACTTGCAATGCCCTCAGCGGGAGTACCAAAGTAGCCTCTAAGCTCTGCATTGCGTTGCAACGCTAAAAAGCAATCATAACCCATGACTAGGGTTTGCATATCAGCACCCATGCCATAAGCATTCTTGCGAATTGTATCAGAGAGGGCTAAAAGATCAGTAAGAGGCTCTGCCCCAGCTGTATCCCACTTTGCACCGTTTGCGTCTGTATTTACTGAGGCGTTGAATGTGCTCAAAGTGTTTTCATAATTAGTCCAATTGCTTGCACTAAATAATGTTGTACTTGCCTCTTTTTCACGATCAATCATAAGAGACCGTGTAATTTTACGGATTTCACGTTGTAGCAAATCAATTGGGTATTGATTATCATCTAGATCTTCAAGAGCGATTGAGGATTCAAGCCCCCGCATTTGGGTGCGGTATGTCATGCTCTCAAAATCAAAGCTTGATTGGCGCACTCGAGATGCCCCCGCCCCTCGTTTAAGATCTAAAGAAGTACCCATATATTGATTATTATTCTCAATTAAAATAGTGCCAGATCTCATATTTTTGGGAACGTTTACAGTTTCAAAAAGATCTTGATGAATAAGCTGAGAATCTAGTTGAGATGAGGCCTCACTTGCAAATTGAGTAAGGATCTCATTAACAGGATGTTGATTACTATAAGACTGTGCCATTTTTAGCTCCTTTTATTAGCCTTGGATTGATGCGCCACGGTATAAGACAAGAATTTCATCGCCATCTGATGCGGTGGCATTGTGGATAAACTCAGCCACACTGTGCTCAGTTCCTGCCCCATTTACATAAGCTACAAGCTTACCAGATGTGGAGGGCATAAGAAGTTGATTGGTGCCCAAAGTAATTGCCCCACCCGCAATGGCAAAAGATGGCCCGCTTAAACAAACTTCAATTAGATCACCAGAGGCCCCGCCCCGTTGTGCAATCCCCAAAGGAATATCTGTATTAGCAGAGCATTCTACAACTTGATTAGATGCATTAACTTTTACAAGAGTGAATTTGCCTACAGTACCCCCACAGGCAAAAGATTTTAAAAACTGAGATTCTTGATAGCTCATTTATTATGCTCCAAAGATAATTTGATTTACATTAGGGTTTTCTTTACTCACAAGTTTCATGGCCTCACCAAATGTAATGCTTTCGGCTTTGGCTTTGGCTGTGATCTTCTCATGTAAAGACTCTGCTGTAAGAGTCTCTTGTGATTTGCCATGCCCTGCCTCTGTGAATTTTACAACAGGGGCTAAGGTTGATAAGCGGGCCCAGTGCTTTGGATCTCCACTAATTGAGCAATCATAAGCATGATGGGCATACTCGAGATCAGCAGGTGTAATACGGCCCTCTGTCAATAGAGTGTTTACCGCTTGATCTCTTTCAATTGCTTGCTTTTGTTCTTTGAGCTTTACGACTTGCTCTTTAAGGGCATTAAACTCAGCAAGAGAAATATGTTCACTCATTGAATAGCCTTTCTTTTCATTCATTTCTTTTTTATCGTCTTCATCTTCTGCCATCTTTTTTGCATTTGGTGAGTCTTTTTCATCCTCTGCCATTTGCTTTTTTTCATCTTCTTTTTCCATGAGATCAGAGCCTTCTGATTTGTTGATAATTTGAGAATGCTCTTCTTTAATTTTATCAACATCTGCCTCAAGACGTTTTACCATTTCATCTTTTTGCAGAATCAGATTAATTAAATCGTCAATCTCCATCTTTTGTAAGTCTTCTTTCTCCATAAGAGAGCTCCTTATTGATTCTGTTAATTTTACAGAGTCGATTTTATCAGCCTGTTGCTGGGGTCGAGGTGTAAGAGTAATTGCCAGTAATTGGCCTAATTTTGAGATGAGGTCACCCCCATCTCTAGAAAAGACCTCACCAGTTATAAACTCTGGTGATGAGTAAAGTAAACCTTGATGCTCCTCTACTATTTTTTTTCCTTTTTCAGTGTAAGCAGGTAAAACATAAAGACCATCATCTTTAACTTGAAGGTCAATAATTTTTCCAAGTGCACCGCTTGCCTCTGGTGACTTGTCACCATCAGTAAAAGGAGAGCTGTTATGATTCCAATCAATGATTACAGGGTCTGAGTCTTGACGTGCTTTAAACACTTTAACAAACTCTTCAAGCAACTCTGTAGAAACGGTCGCTATCTCTTCACCTGTTGACCTGCTTGAAACGGGGCCCAAAGCTAGGGTTTTAAATGCCCTGCCTTTGTATAGGCCATCATCCTCAGAAATTGACTCATTTAAAGCAAGGGCTTTACCTTTGATGGTTTCATGCATCTTTACGGATTCATCTGCTTTGTTCATTTGGCTCACTACTTTAGAGGCCCATGATTTACCAGCGTCACCGCCCCAGCCTTGCCATGCTTGCCAGCCTTTGCCTTGATCTTTCCAAGTGGCCCCCTTTTTATCAACCTCATGCCTATCAAAGTAAGCTTTCATCCTTCTTACAGTATCTGGGCTTAATGAGACACCGTTTGATAAGTCTCTTGCTCTGGCAATACCTACCGAGGTCATGCCCCTTTGAGACGATGGCTTAGATGCTCTCACCTCGAGGGATCTTGAGGCACTCTCTTGAGCTCCTTTGGGTGGGGTAAAATCAATGTGAGAATACTTCTGAGGGGTGAGGAGCTCAGAGGCTCTCTCTGATTTTTGGGGGTGGCCTTTGGGCAATAAATCAAGATCTGTATTATAAGCCTTTTTTCTTTGGCCTGTGCCTACTAATTTTAAAAAAGCTTTAACTCTGGCAAGAGCCCACTGATCTCTTGAGGTGACTTGAGGCCTATGGCTAGAAGAGAAAGCCCCTGCCCCTCTTCTAAATACAGCTTTAAGCATACCTAGATTTACCTGCTTGCTTTTAGCCTTATATTTACCGTTGTGCTCATCTCTATAATTCTCAAGAGTCTTAGTGTTTTTTTCAGACACTTCAATGCCCCCTCGAGATCCACTTGCAGACCCTTTGGGATTTTTTGCACTGCCCTTAATCTGATCTTTAGAAGGGGCGGGGGTTTGAGCTTGTGTTTTCTTAACCATTTTTTACTCTTCTCTTGATGTACTCACTTAATGCAGACCCCCCAGATGTTTGAGACATAGAGCGATCAATTGCCGTTCTCTCTGCCTCCTCTGGTAAATCACCTGCCCCCACTCTTGATCGGATCATTCTCTCAAGGTCATTATCTGGGGTAAGTAAAGAGGATTGAACAAGCAAAGGCAAGGCACTTAATGACTCTGCAAGAGCATCTACATCAAGGCCAGTGTGCTCAAGTCTAGGCAGTTTTGATGGGCTTATATTTCCATAGTTAAACTTAATTAACCGCCCCATTGTTCCTGCCCCCCGCCTATCCACACCACTTACAACGCTTGCAATATAATCAGCAATATTTAAGGCAGATCTTCTAAAGAGGCTCATGTGTACTTCACCCACTGCTCTTGATCCTGTGTCACTTCCTACCCTGCCCAGCTCAAGCATTTGAGCAAGAAAGGCAGTACTCATTTGCTGATCGGCTTCTCTCACTACACTTAAAGCCATATCGGGATTGAAGTTACTTGATGTGCCCCCATAAGTCTCAAAGCTTACAGCAGGTGAAGTGACTAGATAAGAGGCCTCATGTGATGTATAAGCTTGAGCCTGTGCCTCAGCTTCATCTACTGCACTATTAATATCTTCATCTGTCATGCCCAAAGATTCTGCTACACTTCGATCTACTTTAACCACAGGCGTGGGGCTTGTAAATCTTTCAATGCCAATCATAAGAAGGGTTAAGGCTCTTTGCTTTGATCTCCAATAAAAGTGACAAGGTCTAAAAAATCCCCCATCCCCCGCAAAGTTAGAGCCCGTTTGCCCCAGCGTTAAAAGAATCATTTTATTAGCTGGGATGGGTTGAGGATGTAAGCCATTGACCCCCCATTGTTGTACTCCATCTAGATTCTGATCATCAAGAGAGATAAACTTATAGTGAGAAGTGGGCTCACGATCTGCATAATGATCTAGAAAAACCATCATTCTGCCATGCTCGTCACGTTCTAATTTATAGACCTCCTCAGCAACCCTAAACCCATTCTTTAAAAACTCAAAGAGGTAGTTTAATTGAGATTCCCATGAGGAGCTCATCTGCCCAGAGTATCCATCTAAACCCCAGCACTCATTTGCATATCTTGAGTATTCTAGGCAAGCCTCATCACCTTCATCAGCTGGCACCCATCTCCATTGAGCACTTAAGAGGGTTTGCTTAAGAATGTTAAAAGACCGCCTAATTACTGGGTCGGTTCTATACATTTCAATGCAGACCTCTGCCCATGTGGCAGGGTTTGTAAAAGATTGATTTTGCTCATAACCACTTACATAGCCCCCGTTTAAACGAGTGCCAGTAATCCCTCGAGTTGCAAAAGAAGGGCTCTGAGCTTTGTAATGTCTAGAGGATCGTCTTTTCATTTTTGCCTCAATATGTTTGATTTATATTATATATAAACATTTATAGAATGTATAATATTATTTTTTATATGATAATCCCCCTCTGCTTACTCACCTCTGATAAGCAGAGGGGGGAAATCAAACATGATGGAATTATGAATATGATAAAACCTAATAAATTACAAGGCGAGTTACTTAAGGCTTATTTGAATGAGCCTGTTATTTCTGTTGTAGCTGGGTGGGGCTCTGGTAAAACCACAGCCATGGCTATGGCAATTATAAGCCATGCAATGGCTCACCCAAATGGTGCAAGCCTTTATATAACTGATTCAAACCCTAGGTATAGAACTGTAGTACACCCATCTCTCACAGAGTGGACTGTAAAGCTCACAGATACAGAGTGGCTTTATAGTGGGCTTGAAAATAAATGGACTGCCCCCAATGGTCACGTGATTTGGTGTAGGTCATACTTTAGGCCTAATACTAAAACAGCAGATCAAAACAGCCTCGAGGGTATAGACTGTGGCTTTGCTTGTATTGATGAGGCTCAAGTAATGAGTGATGAAGTAATGCATAAAGCAATGGGCCGTATTAGATCTGCTGAGGCTTTGGGCCCTAGGCTTATCATTTGTGGCCTGCCCACATGGGGGGCATGGTGGGTAAATAGTGCTCAAGAAACGGGGGGCAAAGTTATTAGAGCTACCTCTTTTGTAAATCAAGATAACCTCTCAAAAGAGTGGTTTGAGGTTGCTAAAAAGACTTTGCCCTCTGATGAATATGAGGCCATGATTAACAATAAGCCCGCCCCTCCATCTGGTTTAGCAGTATCTACATTTGACCCGATCAAGCACGTTTTAAGCGAGTGGAAATATGAGCCCTCAATGAGCTCTTATCTTGCTATTGACTGGGGATTTAGAAAGCCGATTGTTTTAGTAATTACTCATGATGATAATCTTGATGCTGATATTTTGCATTTAGAGTTTACACCCACAGAGATAACCATTTCACAGCTCACTAGACTCATCTTGAAAAAGGTGTGGCCCCGAGCACATCAGCACCTTGCACCTCATCAAGATTTCATATGGATTGATGGGGCCTGTGGAGATAAGGCGGGGGCCTCGAGGTCTGATCAAACTGCATTAAGTGCATTTAGAACAATGGGAAAAGCCATCCCTCCAAATGGGATAGGTATGCCCATAAGATATACAACAGACCCCATAAGAGTAGACATATTAAACGGACTATCAAGATTGAGAGATATTTTTGAAAGGGGTCAATTATACTTAACTCAAGATTTATGGCATAAAGGCCTTAACTCTTCTTCTCATTCAATTGCCAGAGGTATTACCACTTATGCACTTGATAGGCATGGTAAACCTCAAAAGAATGATCTTGAGCATGGTATTGATGCTTTGAGGTACCATGTAATTAATTGGCACTGGCGTGACTCACCCATTCAATTTAAACGGGCTAAAGTAAAAGAGAAGAGAAATAGAGGGTTTAAGAATCCATTTGGGAATCAGTTTTAAATAGGAAGTCACTTCCTATTTAGAAGAGGCTCAACTGCTCACCCTCCTCAACCTCTTTAGGCTTTGGTTTATCATAAGTGAGAGGAGAGCTCACCCAATGCTCAATTCTTGCCTTTGCTATCTCAAAATATTCTTGCTCTCTTTCAATCCCCACAAAATCAAAGCCCTCGAGGCCTGCCCCTATACCTGTTGAGCCACTGCCCATAAAAGGATCTAAGACCACCCCTTGAGGTGGTGTGATAAGCCTGCAAAGGTACCTCATTAAATCAATCGGTTTTACCGTGGGGTGTATGTTTGCTCTTTGCTCACCCCCCTCAAGCCCCTGCTCTCTTTCTTGCCTTGAGGCTTTGGCACAGTAAAAAAACCTTTTCCACTCACCCCCCTCAACCTCCTCATCTAGAATTACATTTGAGGGCCATCTGCCCCCCTCTATTGTAATGCCTATTGAATTAAAATTACTGTAATTATCTGCTCCTAATGTTTTATTCCCCCATCCTGCTTTTGCTCTGCCTAGTTTCTCATCTGTCTCAATCCTACACCCATCAATATTAATCCCCCCCACCCCATGCTTAAGGACGTTTTGAGCCACAGTGCCCTCAAGGGGCTTTCTGCATAAAATGGCAGGCTCATAAGCGGGCTTGAGAGCTGTGCCCCATCCCTCCCACTGTTTAGCCTCAAGCTTATCAACAGCCTTTCCAATATTATGCGATTTAGGAAAGCCAGAGCCATAAAGCCACTGTATACAGTCTCTTACCTCAAAGCCTGCTAATCTCAAAGAGATGCTCATTAAGTCTTGAGTCCTTGATCCTGCAAATGCTATGAGGTGCCCACCCTGCTTTAAAACCCTAAATACCTCTTTCCATAGTTGAGGAGGTGGCACCCATGCATCCCACTCTTTACCCATAAACCCAGAGCCTCGAGGCCTCCACACTTCACCCCTTGCCCATGCTGTTAAGCACTCACTTACCTGTGCGGGTGTGGTTTGACCTAGACCATAAGGAGGGTCACACACAACAGCATCTACAGAGCAAGGGTCTAGTTTTTTTAATTCTTCTATTGAATCCCCACAGATTAATTTCATATAAGGGCCTTTTTAGGAGGTGATAAAATGGATACTGAGCTTTTGATATTTACTTTGATTGTAATCTTTGTGTTTTTGCTTGATGCCTTAAATCAAAGATAGTGAGCCTAATTAAAGAGATTTAAACACTGAGGTTTTTCTTTGTGTTTAAAGATTCTTTCTCTTGCCAGTTTTACATAAGTGTCACTTATATCTGTGCCTAGGTAATCCCTATTTAGGTTGACACAAGCTAGGGCAGTGGTGCCAGAGCCCATGAAAGGATCATAAACAAGGTCACCTTCATTTGAGAAAACATCAATACAAAAGGTAGGTATCTCAAGAGGAAAAGTTGCACTATGCCCCTTATAACAAGAAACGCTAGTCTCAATAAAATTGTGTTGATACCCAATGCGATCACCAGATGGGTACTTGTTTAAGGGGTGGGGGCTAAGCACAAAGATATATTCAAAGCTATTTGTAAGCCTTTTTTGAAGGGGTATAGGGTTTCTCTTTTTCCATATTATAACATCTATGATAAAAAGCCCTTTTTTCAGTGCCCTCTCTATAACATAAAAAGGTCTTAAAACCCCAGTTTCACCATAAGAAAAGCCAATGTTTATGCAATAAAATCCATTTGGCTTGAGCTTGCTCTTTGCAAGTTCAAAAGTGTCCTCAATGACATAAAGAGGCTCCCCTACATCTTGAATATAATGAACTCCACTGCCACGCTGATATTTCTTAGATGTGTTAAAATAAGGAGGAGAGGTCACAATTAAGTCTAAAGAATTTGCTTCAAGAGTATTCATAAAAGATATGCAGTCTTTATTATGAAGGGTATTCTTTAAATCAGCTCTCTTCATTTATATGCTCTTTTCTTAATGCAATTTGATATTTAAAGGCTTTGCCTAGCTTCTCTTTGTTGACTTGAAA